GTTTCCAAGTTTTGCAAAATATAATTAAACAGCTTTTGTGGATTCATATTATCCAACTCACTCTTTTTAAAGACATAGTTTGAACCCGGAACCACAATTTGTCCCAAATTATTAAATTCATCCCAGTTGGTATCAATAAATTTCTTTACTTGTTGAAAAAATTCAAGGTGCTCATACTCTTTAAATACGCCTCCGTATAGTTGCTTAAACGTGAGTTCTTTTGCTTCTTTATACGACGTGCCATATAAGTCGGCGAACGCTTGATGGACATCTCCATCGCCAAAATCAAAGGCAACCAAACGACTAGCAAGGTGAGGATGGTATGCGCTAATATCGAACTCCAAAAATTCATCATTTTGTGGTATAAAGCTCTTTCTAGCGCCTGTTTCCTTATTTAGTGCGGCAAAATTAACGCCATTAAAAGAGTTACTTGGTCTACGTGTAGTTGTAAATAAGTTATAACTTGTGAATACTTTACTGTCACCAACTGAATAGAGTGGGTTGTTTGGCTTAAAGTGTTGATTAAAAACTGTTTCATCTATGTTTATTCCATTTTTTTCGATTCCAAAGAATGCGAGTGTTGTATAATTGTTGTAAAAATCAAAATACGCGGGTAACTCCTTTGTAAAATGAGGTTTTACTTTATTATAAATATTCTCACAATACTCATAATGCTTAACTACCGGTACAATTTTGTTGACTTCTTTGTAATCCGGATACTTGTGGTAAAAATAATTGTGAGTTGGTGTTGGATCTTGTATATACGGAGGAATGAGTATGTTTATATCGCGCAAGCTCTTAATTTGAAAGTAATATAATGCATTTTTCTTATCGCGCACCCATAGACACTCTATTTGCGTTAATAACGCGTTTACATCCGTTTTACTTACATTTAGTGTTTCACTATGATCAATACATATCATGTAACCTTTCCGTTCATTAGACGGTTTTAGATACACTAAAGATACATCATTAAGAGAAGGATGAATATTATTATGATAGGGAATTATTTCTACAAATGCTTCAGAAATATTTCTTTGCATAAGATAATTTAATTGTTCCTCAGTTTCTATTAGCCAAAACATTTTTTATAACCATTTTGGAATAATATAAGAAATAGTTTGAAATAATCCAAACTTATTTTTGATAGAATTTAATATAATCCTCTTTTAGGAATTTAGATAATCCACTAAAACCGTTTTTTTCTTCTAGTTTTACTATATTTCTATTAATTTGGATTACTTTTTCTATATCACCACTAATCTGCCACGGTAAAGAAATTGTTTCATATAATTGCCACAGATATTCCCCGTTATGAGAACTTAAATTTTCAAAAGTAGATTGATTAATTTCAATATAATTGACATAATTTGCTTTTTTAGCAAAATATCTTGTAAAATATCCTACTTGATAATCTTGATCTGTTGGTTGCGGATAAAACGGTACAGGTACTTTTTTAGGAGTATAATCTTCTTTTAAATTTTGATAGTAATTCCCATCAGTAGTGAGAGTTGTAAATGCTGGTTGTCTTTGGGTTAAAAGAATAGATGTTGAAGTATTTTGATTAGCTGTATTGGTTATAGAATCTATTAATAATTCAGGATATCTGAGTGCTTGGGGATCTTTTCCAACATATCTTTCTCCAGTAGATAATTTATAATAAGGGCCTACATAATTTGAAAAATCAGAAGACTTAATCAATTCTCCATTAGAGAATAAATTAGTTTGAATTTTCGTCTTTGGATAGTAAGGCATTTTTATATATTATTGTTGTGATTGAAGACCTTTTTCTGAGGTTTTTCTATTAGAACTAACTGAAAGGCTTTCTATTTTAGTTTCCCATTTGTTATCTTTAATAGAATGAGAAACACCTTTAATTAAAAAATCAATTACTCCTCCTTGGTTTCCTGATCTATAACTATATGGTAAAATTTGTTCTGTAATAGAGAAACGTTCATAGTTTTTCATTCCAGAAAGCCCATTCATATTCAATGATAGATTAAAAGGAATAAAGAATGGAGAAGGCATTTTATTATCTAAAGCATCATTACCTGTTAAATACAATGATATATCTCTATTTGCTGAGCGGACACTTTCTATAGTATCAGGGGCAAATAATTTTTGTTGATATAATTGTTTTATGGTTTTTGAAACATACTCAATATTATTTTTAAATATTACTGCAGGATCTGCTTTTCCAGTAGCTGCACCTTCAATACTTTCTTTATCTAATTTTACAGTAATTAATCTGTCTACTAATCCAGTATTAAGTTTTGATAAACCAGTAGCATTTTCACCGACAATATTTCCTTTTGCTTGAGCAGAAATAGTAGCCATAGCAGCCATATTAGGTGGTAATTGAACTTGAAAGTCTACATTAGTAATAAAACTTCCATAAGGAATATCTTTTGTACCTATTCCATATACTTGAAACACACCCATAGGATGATTCTTTTTTTCGGCTGCTTCAAGTTGATCTTTAACATTTTCTAAACTGCTTCCTTCAATAATTTTTAATTGGTTAGCTTCTGAATCAAATATGGGTTCTAATTTATTTACATTCCCTAAAGCATCATTAATATCATTACAAAGTGATGTTAAAAATTTAAGTAAATTAGTTTTACCATTTGTATCTGTATTTTTATCAATACATCCAGCAACATGATCTACATTGACAAATAAATTCATTAATTTCCCAATATAATCATTATTATCAACAACATATCCTTTTATTTCTGGGAGGATATCCCAGGAAACATTTAATGATTTATTATTGTAATTACTAGGAACAACACATACTCTAGGATCGGAAGAAAATTGAGAAGGAAATCTTAAACAAAAATTAGTTTCAACATCTGTATTTATTGTAAAAATAGGATTAGCATTTTGGGGTGGTAATTGATTAGGATTAACGGCTGAATCTGTAGTTGCTGATCCGGTATTTGAAGTAAGAATACTTGGATTATATAATTTAGAAGTATCATAATAAAGTAAATTATTTTGAATCCATTCTAAAAGATATCCTAATCTTACATAATAAAAATTTAAAGATAATGTAGCAGCACCTGTTGTATCAGGATTGGCTGAATTGGCTGTAAGGGTAAGTTTAAATAAGTTTTTCTTATCACTTCCTTTAATAGCTTCTTGTCTCCAATTATACAATTGAAGATTTAGTGCTGTTTTATTTTTACTTTCCACAGAAGTATCAGGAGATAAACTTGCTATTTCTTCTGCTTTTGCAACTGCTTTTAAAGTATTTTCTAAAGCTGCTAATTCTGCTTGTGTTTGGGCATCAGCTTGAGAAGCTGTATCTGCTTTTACACCAGCTTCGGATTGTTTTCTTTTAAGATCATTTAATTTAGTTTTTAATGTCTCAAAAATAGTTTTAATTCTAAGTGTTATTGCATACCATTGTGAATCTGCATTTAGATTATTATCTTCAGCTACTCCTTTAGCTGCTATATTACCAAATAACTTTGCAGCTTCCCCGGCATCATAACTAAGACTAGAAAAATCAGAATTTGAATTAAGGTTATAAAATTTATTTACCTCAGTAACATATCGACTTTCATATAATAATGCAACATCCTCATCTTCATCGGCAGCTGTTTTTTGTGTGTTAGATATTAATCCTTGTAAACCTATACCAGATATATATGAATTATAAGAAGAAATAGCAGTATCAAATGCTTTTTGTGCAGCTTCTGCGGTTTGTTTTGGTTTATCTTTATTTTGATTGATTTGTTCTTTTTTAGCTGCTACTGCTTTTTTTGCTTTTGATCTTGCTTGAGAAGGAGTAATATCTGCTCCTTTAGTAATAATTTTAGCAGTATTAATTTTTAAAGATTCAATAATATCTCCTAAACCAACTAAATTTAAATCAATATCATAAGAACCATCATCATTAAATTTCCAAGAAAAGTTAGTAACTTTGCCTAACATAGCATCATAGTTATAACTTTCTTCTACTCTTTGATCTTTAATAGCTTTAATTATATCTTGTTGGGAAGTTCCTTCTTTAAAAAATAATTCAAAAGGTTTTGTTGCAAATTTTGTTCTTTGTTTTATTGGATTTATATTATTAGTATCTAATGCTAATTGGTTATCAATCCAAATATTGTGACCCCATTCTAAAAGCATTGTATAACCAATTCTAAAATATAAAAGATCAAAAATTTGAAGTTGTTCTACAGAATATACTTTAATTTTTACACTTGCTTTAGCAAGTGCACCTCTGTTGACAAAACTAACATCTGCAGATTCAATAGAAGGCATGGGAACAAAACCTTTACTTGAAATACCACCCCAACCATAAGCTGCAATTGTATTTATGTAATCATAAGTACCACTAGCTCCATTATCTACTATTCCAAATCGTTTTATTGGATTTAATTGATTATCAATTCCTACTACACCACCAAACAAAACACAAGCTTTTGCAAGATTTGCTCCCACAAGATCTTTATTTTGTATATTTCTTTCGGTTAATTTGTTTACACCTTCAGATAATAAATCACTTGTTGCTTTTTCTTGAGCTGCAGTGTCATTTATAGTTGATCCACTTACTTGAATTTCGAGAGGAACAGGAGTAGTTCCTACATTAACTGATGATGCTAGTCTTAGAAAAGCATTATTGTTATTAGTGTAGACTAAATTAGCATCACTTTTATAACGAGCTCCTAAAAAATTTTGTCTTACTTCTATTTGTTGGATAACTCCTTCATCAAAGACTTCACCAGTGATGTTTCCATTTTTTCCCATATTATAACCTATTTAATGTATTGAAAAGAGATTGTGCTAATGATATATTATACGGAATTCTTATTTCAGCTCCAACAGGAACAAAAAGAGAATTTTGAGGAATTATGTCAGGATTTCCGGATGCTATAATCCACCAAAGATTTACATCACCATAAAATTGTTGAGCTAATAAATCTAATCTATCACCTAAAGTAGTAATAGCATAAATATCATTTATATCCTTAGGTAATTCAGGATATCTAACACTTTTCTTAATAGGAAAAATTTTATTTCCTTCAGCTTCGGAAAAAGGTATTAATGTAATATTATTATATCTACTACTCATTTTATCTTAAAAATCCAAAATTTGAATTAGTTGAAGAAGGGTTTTGAGCATTTTTATATCCTCCAGGATTATTACCTGAACCTCCTGCTCCTGTTGTTTTACCAAATGTAATAAATGGAGCATTAACATTATTACCACTTCCGGATACCACAAATGCGTTACTAACTGTTTGAGGTATAAAGTTATGGATTGGAGTAAATTTAATGCCTTTTACATCTATTAACTTAGGCATAATATATGCATCTGTTTCAAGTTGTCCAACCTCATTTCGAGCAATGTCCCAACCACCTTCATCAGGATAACCATAGCTTATGCCTCTAATAATTCCAGGCATATCTGTAATATAGTCTCCGATAGTAATTTTGACTAAGTTACCTCGCATAAAACCTCCTTCAGTATAATCCGGAGCCATTAAGGATGCTAAATAATTTAATTTACTATATACAGAAGATTGTTCTGCTCTAGATAGTACAGGAACCTGTAGATCAAAACCTATATCTCTACTAAATCCATCATATGAATAAAATTTTTCACCTCTACCCATATATTTGATTTCATTCCAGTCAGCTCCAAAACTATCACTTAATCCAGTTAAATAAGCTCTAAAATGAATGTAAGTATTGTTTCCGCTTCCATCATTGTTAATTTTAACAATGTAAAAAGGAACTGTATCTGTTAGATAGTCTTTGTTGGGTCCATTTTTACTATTATATATTGGACTTGTTGTTATAGAATCTACTATTCCTTTACTTCTTGCTGATCTTGCTGCTGCTTTTTGTCTTTCAGTAGCAAAAGTAGGCATTTCACCATAAGTACCTTCACGAGTAAATGTAGGATTTAAACCAAAATTAAAAGTATTCCTTACATTTACTCCGGTAGGAGCTAAAGCTGTATTTTCTATGTAAGAAGCAGGATTAATAAGTTGATAGCGTCTTACATCATTACCAAATTGTCTTATATTTTGAGTAAGAAGTAATGCTTGTTGTTTTGCAATAAATTGTAATCCTTGTTCTGTGATTAAGAATTTACTAATTCTTTCGGTATCTTGAAAAGTAGATCTAGATAATACACCTTGACCTCTATAAAGTCCATCAATAAGTGTTTGAGGAGTTTGAGCACTTTCTAGTGGTGGAAGAGGTGTTGTTACTAATGGTTTAGATTTTGCTCCATTACCCATAATTCCTCTACTAGGATCTGCAGTTCCATCTTCCCAAGAAAGTTCCCTTGGGGGTGCTACATACCCTTTACCCTTATAACGAATATAAGGATCTCCATTCGCATAAAATTTAAACGAATTAGGATCGGTAAGGATCTTTACTAAACCCATTAATTATTATTTAGGTTGATTATCAATATACTTTGTTGGTTGTGTTGCTAAATCTAATTTAGATTGCTTTTCAAAAGTTTTTTCTAATCTTGATTGCTGTTGATTTTCAATTTTAGGGGTTTGTCCCTCTAAACTTAATTGACTTGGTTTTTTTAATAAATCTAAAAGTGCCATAGTATTTGTTTTTTTGTTTATAAATATTAAAAATTAAAATTATTGTTGTCTGTAATTTGATAAAGCTAAAGTAGTTCCTACTTTATTACCATCTATATAAACATTTCCTCCTTTTTCTACAATAGCAATAAGTTTTTCAATTTTAGCTTCTAAAGCAGAAGTATTTATATTCATTGATTTATTACTATTTAAAGGTACTACTGCTTCCGGACCTGCTTCACCAATAAGAGCATTTGTAGGTTTAGATACTATACCACCTTCAGCTAATGCTACTTTAGGAAGTTTAATCATCGGAATTGTATTAGCACCAACTCCTGGGAGTAAATCTAAAAGTGTATTAATAGCTAATAAAGGTAAATTAATTACATATTGAATGTAACCTAATAAAGTATTTATAAGTCCTTCAGCTATTTTTTTCAATCCATTTCCTACTTTATTCCAATCTCCATTAAGTATTCCTGAAATGATTTCTGCTAATCCTTGGAAAGCTGTTAAAATAGGTTTAAGAATAGGCATTATTAAATTAAGGAAACCAATAAATGCAGGTAATGCTACTTTTACTAATTCAATAAATATATCTAATACAGGTTTAAGAATAGGTAACATAGCACTTAAAAGATCCTGAACAATAGGGACTAACATTTTAAGTAATTCAGCAACTATTGGAATAATTTGGTTAAACACATCTGCTATTAGAGGGAGTAATTGTTTAGCAGCATCTGCTAATAATAATATTACTGGTTCTAGGGCTTTTACTATGTCTATTATTATAGGAGCAAATGTTTTAAATATGTTTGCTATAATAGGTAATAATGTTTTACCAATACCTACTAATGCTTCAAATACTGGTTTTAGGGCTACCATTACTTCGGCGATAACACTTCCTATACTTTTGAACATATCTTTAATAACAGGAAGCATGTCTTCAGCAAAATCTTGTAAAATAGGAGCTAAAGTTTCAACAATAGGAGTGATTAATTCTAATACTAAAGGTCCTAAATCTTTAAAAGCTTCAACTATTGGGTGTAATAATTCAAAAATTTTAGCAAATTGATTTGCTCTTGCTTCTTCTTTTGCAGCTAAAGATTCAGATAGTTTAACAGCAGATTGCATTGCTGCTACACCTTTATCTTGTTCACTAACCATATCTGTGTTGGCGGCTGCGTTTTCTTTGGAAGAAACTAACATATCTGCTAAACCATCACGAGACATACCGATTGATTTAGCAAATGCTTCCTGTTGAACACGGTTCATTTTTTGGTAATCTTCAATTGAACCAAATTGATTAGCAATTTCGGTCATTAAAGCAGCAGTATCATTATTTAAAGCGGCTTCTCTTGCTTTTTCAAGATTTAATTCTTTACCGGTTAATAATTCTGCTTCCATTTCAGCAGCAATTGAATCTTCAATATTTAATAATCCATTTGCAATGTCTTCTACTTTAGATAATTCTAAACCTAATTTTTTAGACTGAATGAATGCTTTAGTTAAACCTTCTGCTGAACCACCCATATTAAGTTTAAGTATATTGGAAATTTTTCCAACACCCTCCATAACTTGTTTCATACTAACATTAACCTTTTGAGCTTTAATAGTAGATTGGGCTGTTCTTGCCATTTCATCTGCTACTTTTCCAGCTTCGTCTCCAGTTAATTTAGATAATCTTTGTATACCAGCTATACTTTCAGCAGACATACCAGCAAACACATTTAACTTCATAAAAGTTTCAAGTGTTTTTTTAGATAATTTTTCAGCACCATCTAAAGCACTATAAATACCTCCGGCTGCTTGCATTGCGGCACCACCGGTAATACCCATTGAAGCTCCTATTCCTTTAATATCACCAGCTAATTTATTTGCTGTGGATTGCGAAACACCTAATGTTCTGGCTAAATCAACGTTTTCATCATTTAATCTAATTGCTGCTTCTTCACCTTTTTTATAAGCATCAACAATCATTCCTATTAATGCTATAGGACCTAAAGCTGATTTTAAAGCAGCACCAAATGAACCAACTGCAACTCTCATTTTTCCGAAAAAACCTAAGGATTTTTTACCTCCTTCAGTTAATTCGTATGCCATTTCTTTTGCTTTTTTAGCAGCAGCATCTAAACCTAATTTTTTTCCTAGTTCTCCGGCCCCTATTGCCTCTAGTGCTTTTTGGGCACCCTCAGCTGCTCGACCAAATGTACCCATTCCTTTAGATAAATTTTCCTGGATTTTAGATTGTTCTTCTAAAATTAGTAAATTATCTTCTAAAACTGTTTGGGTTTCTTGTAATAACATATATTCTCTTTCTTCAACTCCAAGATTTTGAATTTGAGTAGAAAGAGATTTTTGGCGACTATATATTTGTTTAGATAAAGTATCAGCTTGCTCTTTAGCACCTTTAACACCTAGTTGTTCTTGTTTTCTTAATTCGTCTAATAAATCTTTAGATCTAGATAAACCTTTTTCTTGGTTTTTAATAAATTCAATTCGTTTTTTACCTTTATCACCGATTTCTTTTTCAAGATTAAGTTGAACTCTCGCTATTTCGTTTTGTAGTTTTTTATTTTTGGCAATATCCTTTTCAACATCCTTAAGAGAAGTATATTCAGAAGAAAGACTTTTTGTTAAAGAAACAGCTTGTTTAGTTAAATCAGTAGCTAATTTATCTTGTGTAAATTTTTCTGCAGCATTTTTAACTAAAAACTGCATCTTATCATTAATCTGAGATACAAGGTCTAGTTGATCTGCTAATGATTTATTAGAAGCATCAATATTTTTCTTTTGTATTTCTTCTTTTTTAGCCATTACTTGTTAAGTATATGTTATAAATATTAAAGGCACCAATTTCTTGATGCCTTTTTAATAATTATTAAAATTTACTTTTATCAGGATTAACCCAATCTAAAGTAGTTTTTGTACTATTTCCTTTTTTAACAGATTTATTTTGAGCTTCATTTTCGTTTTGAATTGAATCCGATATAAATCTATATGTAGCGTTTCTTAACCATATAGGCATGTTATATACTGTTTCATAATCATATCCACCACGTCCATTAAAAACAATTTCGTGGATCATTTTAAACAAAGAAAACCTATACTCGAGCGTCAGGCCAAAAAAACTGGACCTGTAAAGGAATAGCGACCTCCTCTTCGCCATTTGAACCTTCGTAAATAAAACTCATTTTAATATCAGGATTAATAGATTTCATATATGTTCTAAAAGCAGAAGCATCTTTAGCTAAAAGATAATTATCTACAAATGCTCTAATAGTTTTAGAGTCTGAATCACCATTTATTGAAAGGATTTGGTGTTTTAATCTAGTTGAAAATTCAGGAGATGCGTTTTTATTAACTCGTTTAAGACCTTTAACTTCAGTATCAATTGCTTTTTCATCTTTACCAGTTAATAATTTAAATGTAATTTCATTATTTGAATGAGGTAATACAAATCTAAATTCGTTAACTCCTTTTTCTAAAACTAAAGATTCATCGAATTCAATATTTGGTAATTCAGCTAAATCTACTGTAATTTCTTCGTTATTATAAGTAAAAGTATAATCTTTACCATAACCTAATACTCGAGCTGCTACCATTATAGCATTTTTATCACCTACTAAAAGATCATCATAATTAAATTTAGTAACTAACAGTGATTGTAATAATTTATCAATTACAACTCCTTGTTTGATGTAACTTTGATTAGTTAAAATATCCTCTTCTTTAGCAGTCATATATTTCATTTCAACTGTTCCTTTTGATAGAGGATGACCTTCAGGATAAAGAAGACCTTTTGATGGTAATTCTACCATTTCGGTAGGAAATTTAAATTTGTTTTCTTCCATAATTTTTATTTAATATAACTTTGTTATCGTATATAAATATATGAGAAAAAAAGAAGCTCGCAAAAAATGCGAGCTTTCTTTGATTTTTCTTTTTATTAGAAGTTTAATACACAGTAATCAGGTTGAACTACCATTTGTAAATTTACTGCTGTGTCAGCTGTATCCCAGTTATATTCACCAAAGTTTGCACTTGTGATAAAACATCCTTTTAAAATCCATTCTGAAACAATATCACCTACAGGTCCTAATATGTTAAATGTTAAATCTTTTTTATACATATCAGAATAACCATCACGACCAGTTACTGATTCGTGATGTAAACGTACCCATTCCATTACAGCTTGAGCACCTGAAGGTACAATAGGATCAAATAGTGTAAATGTAATAGGATCCCATTTAGTTACACCTTTAACATAACGTTGAACGTTAATATGGTTTAATTGAACAGTACCCGAGTTTACTGTGACTGCACTTACACCTTTAATCTCATATGATGGAATTCCATCAATATACATGATAAATCTATTCGCCTGTTTTGGTTCAAACGCGGTGAAAAATATTTCGTTGGAATCTAATATTGCCATTTTACTTATCTATTTGTTTTGTTATAAATATTCAATATTTAAAAAATTATGCTGGGAAAGTAGCACCTGTTGGTAAGATGTTGAAATCCAAGTAAATAAATTCAGCCGTTTTAGTAGGTTGGATATAAATTTGACCTACCATTTGGTTTCTATCAATTACTTCTGCAGGGTTATTACTGTCATCCATAATTACTTTAAACGCATACAAACCTTGTTTTTGTTGTACTGTTTCTAAGTATGGGTTAACTGCTGCTAAGAAAGCATTTCTTGTAGCAATAGTATTTTGTTCGAATACTAAGTTTTGTGCTACTTCTGAGATATAATTTTTAAGAGCAATTAATAATCTACGAACATTTACACGATCAAGAGCAGATGCTTTTTTCTGTAATGTTTTCTGACCATATACTACAACACCATTTGCTGGGAATGTAGCGATTGGGTTTACATTTCCTGTGTAAAGAGTATCTCTTTGAGCTTGAGTTAATTTTCTTTCTGCTCTAATTACTTGAGATAAACCACCTCTATTAATACCAGCAGGTGCAAACCATGGTTCACTTACTGTATCGTTGTAGGCATACACACCTGGGATCATTGTTGAAGCAGGAACCCATACAAACTGACCTGAATCTGGATCAATTGTTTGAACCCAAGGCCAATATGCAGCTGCATATGAAGTATTTCTGTTTTGAGCTTGAGTAGTTACTGTGTTAACACTTGAACTATAAGGTACTAAATCCACTACGTAGATATTATCACCTCTATTTTGTGTGTTGTTAATAATTGTAGTTTGTAAAGCTCCATAATTTGCATCAGAACCAAATAAACCAGGAGTTACTAATACGTTAAATTGGTAATCATCTTGGTTAGCCATTAATGCAATAGAAGCAGTATAGTTATTAGCTACTAATCCTTGAGTATTTGTACCATTGATATTTTCGTAAAAATTAGCACTTGATGTTACAGCTCCTAAAGCTGCACCAAAAGTACCACTTACTGGGATGTTAACTGGCATATAAGGAGCATAAGCTGCATTTGCATTACCATTATTATCAAAATAATTAGGCATCAAGAAATATGGATTAATACTAGATACATAAACATATCTAGAATTATTTTTATATACTCCGTAAGAAACCATTTGATTATTAACAGTATCTAATGCTTGGTAAGAATCACCAATTACTCTAGAAATAAAGTTTGGAGCAGTTGGGTCTAATGTTAAACCAGTCCATGTTTCTAAAATAATAGGATTAGCTGTATTATCATTACCTTGTCTAATATACAAATCAAATGTACCAGATGATGTATTTGAATTAGCAATTTGGAATCTAATGTTATTAACTGATCCACTTGTTAATGAACCACTAGTAGTTGAATCTACAACTCCTGCATTCATTATAGTACCTTCAGAGAAAGTAGTTAATGTAAATGCACTACCACTAGCAACAGCTCCTGCTGTACTTCCTGAAATAAATGAAGATGTTGCTGGGCTATAAGAACCACTAGCTACTCTAGTTACTAATAATGTTTCACCACCATTTGCAAAGAAGTTATAAGCTGCAATTGAAGTAAAGAAACCATATACGTTTCCGCTACCAGTTCCGTTAGGAGCAAATGTAAAAGTAGATCCAAATTTGTTGGTAAAATCACTATATGATGTAACAATCTGAGGCCATTCTACAGGACCTTTAACTGTAGGGCCTATAATAGCGGCGCTGTTTCTAATAGGTCCTTGAGAAACAAATGAATTATCATTTTCTCTTGCAAGTACACCGGGTGATATTAATGCTTCTGCCATTTTATGAGTTATTTTGTTTTGTTATAAATATGTTGAAAGTTTTTAAAAGTCACTTGTTTTTAAATTCACCTGTTTTTAAATTTAAAGCTCCTTCGCCATATTTTTCTTGTAATTCTTTTCCTACTTTAATAAAATTTTCTTCTAAAAGTTGCAACTCTTGAATTACTTTATTTTTTTCTTGATTTAATAATTGTAATTCATATTCTAAATTACCAAGTTGATACTTTATTTTTTCTCTTTGATTATTTAGATGATTTATTAAAAATAACTCTTCAGGTGTAAAAAACTTGTCCACAATAAATATTTAATTAGTTTTAAAGATTAAGAACTTTATCTAAGGAAACAAATACTTTTTCGGGTCTAATTAATTTAGTACATTCAAACTGACGTGGTGTATTTTTATGATCAGGACACCACTCCCAATCACCTGGGTTTAACCATTCTCGGTTAAAACATCCTGTACATATGTTAGAATCGTAATTAAATATTCTTTCACAATCTAAGAATTCACTATATGGTAAACTAAATCCTGAAATTAGAATTACAGGGGTACCTATAGACCATGCTAACCATGATAATCCACTACCAACACCTATAAAAGCATCAGCATGTTTTATATCTACTATTCTATCTTCAATAGGATAATTTCCAGTTTTGTCGATTACATTTTTTAATGTACCTCCTAGTTTAGAATCATGCCATTTATCTCCTAAACGTTCTTGAGTAATCATTACTACTTTGTAACCTTTTTCATTTAGATAGTCTATAACAGATTGCCATCCACCAGGATAATTCCAATACTTAGCATGTGCTGAAGCATGTGGGGCAATAATTACATACTTTCCATCAATTTGTTTTTTTTTGTTAGGAATACTAACTTTTGGTTTTATTTCTACATAAGGTAAACCTAATACTGAAGTTGATGTTTCTCCTAGAGGATGTTGTTTAAAATCAATAGGAATTTTAGAATGATTTACTGTTTGGTCATCATTATAAAACCATCCTATATTGTACATAGCATACAATTCATGTACTTCAGTTCCCGGATTAATAAATTCTAATTCTGGGTATTCTGTTTCGAACCATTCATTGTGGAATGTAGAACAAATTACATGGCATTGATGTTTTTTTCTAAATTCATCTATAAATGGAAACCAAGCTAATGTATCACCAATAGCTGAGGATTCTAAATGAATATAAACTCTTTTATCTTTAGCATTATAATCATGTTCAAATACTAATTCATTATTTTCTTTATCATAAACTTCTATTCGCCAATTGATAAAATATTCAATACCTGGTTTGGTCCACATATTGTTTGTAATTTCGGCTTCGTATATAAGTTTATCGTGTGATTTATCAAAAAATTTTGCTATATAATTTTTAGAATCAGAACCTAATATTTCTAAAAAAGCACCATTCAAAAAGTGAAAATTAAAAGTATTAGCACTTTTCTTATAAGGGATATTAAGTTGAACAGTGTTGTTGTATTCTTTAATTAAAACTTCTTTCATATATTTTTATTAATTCTTTTGAACGATTAAACCAAGATAATTTTTTAGCAGTTTCTAATACTTTTTCTCGATATGAATCCCAATGTAACATAATATCTTTTAAACCTCTATCCATTTCAAATACATCACGAGGAGCTCTCCAAGCGCCATGAAAATCAGTATTATATTCCCAATCAGCAATAATTGGTAAACCAGCAGCTGCTGCTTCAACCATTGTTAAATTAGGATGTCCTGCTTCTAACATTGTTGGGTGAACAAAAATATCATGTTCATGGTATAATTCTAACAATTTAGTATTAGGAGTATCAAAAACCAAATTTAATTTAGGATAATTTAACATCCATAAATGAGAATTAAAGAAACTTTTATTTGCTGAAGGACCGGCAATTGTAATTTCTAAATCATTTAACATTGCTAATCCTAATCCATATGTAAATCCTTTTCTATCAAATGATTGATTTCCAGCTAAACCATTATTTGCTATCATTAATAATTTAGGATTAAGAGGTTTTTCTTTATGTAATGGATAAAAATCATCAATGTTTACACCATGAGAAAAATACATGCATTTTGGATGATCAAAATAATCTACTAAAAATCTTGCAGGCATTAGAGATATAATTGAACCTTCAATTGCTTTTAAATTTTCTTTATAAACATGAGATTCTGTTCCATAATGGAAAGCATGGTGATCATGGATTTGATATACATAAGGAATACCTCTTTCAGCTAATTGAATTGCTAAATTAGCAACATGACAATGTACTATATCATATTCACCAGGTTGGATGTGTCCGGACATTCGAATATCAACTTCATGTCCTAATTGTTTTAAATTTTGTGTAAATTCCCAAACAATTTTTTCAATTGCTCCCCATGCTGGAGGAGGTATTGGAATACCACATCCTGGATCTACTTGGCATATTTTCATTAAGTTGTAAAAATTAAAGGATTATCAGTTTTACCATCTTTATTAGCTTGTTCTACTATACTAAATCCTGGGAGGTGTTTAGTGTATATTTTTTCAGCTGTACCTACTTTTAATCTAGCAACATTACATATCCATAAATCAATAGCATCCCAAGGTAATGTTTCTAATAATTTTTTTATTTTTTTATTTTTAAGATTATTAATTAAATAAGATTGAGCAGGAATAAATGGTGTTACATCTGTGTATATGTCATCAATTTTAGGGCCATTTAAATTTCTATCTTGCCAAGGATTACCAAACCCTATAATATCCATATCAGTTTGATATGATAATCTATTAAATCTAAGTAAGTCGTTGTATAATTCTTGATAATCACTGTCAATTATAACATCTCCTTCTATAACTAAAACAAAATCATAATCAATATTATCTTTAGCGCATATAGCATTTTTATGAGCTAAATAACAACCGTAATGACCAGGAGCTAATTTGTAATACCCTGGTTTGTCTTGAACATCTTGTGGGCGTGCACACGTATCTACAGGAGGTAATTCAGTCCATATTTGATTAACACGTTGCTCATATAAAATACCTGTTTTTTCACAAAAATCTTTAATATTAACTACTGAACGGATTTCTTTTTCATTAGTTTCTGGTTCAGTAACTAAATGCATTAATTTAATTTTTGGTTGAAGTTCTTTCAATTCAAGATGTCCATTAAATTCTAAATTAGTTATCTGAATGGTAATGATTTTTAATGTTTTATGGTAATTACCTATAGTAAATACAGCTTTCATTCCTTCTTCATAAGGAAGAATTTTAAAATAATCTGTTTTACCTTCTACATTTAGTTCATCATAAAAAATTTCATTATCATCTTTGTCAATAATTTGAAGTTGAACAAATCTAGATTCTTTATCATTAGAAATTCTAATATAAGGAGCAAAAGTATTAGGAATATTAGTTGATAATACTGTGTAATATTCAACTTGGGAAAAATCAGAATGATCAAAAGTTTCTATACTTTTTTGATCAAAACTTTCTTGTGGTTCGTAATAAATGTCCTCAGAACTATTTTTAAAGGCATGAAACCACATATTTTCTAAACCATTACTTTCACTTCCCCATTGTTTCCAAAATTGATTATATTCTACGTCGTTGAATATTTGAGGAATATGTTTTAAGAAAAAGTCAAGATTAGAAGCAAAGAAATAAGTATACAAAGTATCTCCTTCATTTGCTTTATATTGTCCAAAATATGCTTTTTTGTTCTTTAAAATATGAGAAATATCTTCTATATGTTTATCAGTTTTTAAAGTATAATCAAAATTAACAAAAAATGCTTTTTTAAATCCTAAATTTTTAGCTAAAGCAGCACCGTTTACATAATTTGAATAAACACTAGGTCCATGATACACATCGTTATCATTTCCTCTTAAATTAATATAAACTTTATGGTCAGAATGATCTGCCCAGTAATTACTGTAATACGAATGTTTAGTTAAAATATTATTGTTATCAACAACAACATAATCAGCTTTAGCTTCTATCGAAAATGGAACAGGCACATGAGAAGTAACTAATACTTTTCTACCTGTTGCCTGGATTGATTCAATGGTTTTTAAAGTAGTATCAATGATTGAATCACTTATAGGAAAAGTAGATATTACAAATATTTCTTTTTCTTTATCAAAAGTAGAAGGATTTAATTTTTGAGAAATTATATCACAATTTGTTTTAAAATCATCAAATGTTAAATAATTAACCCCTTTAAATTTATCAAAATAATTTAAATAAACTGGTAGATTGTATATTAAGGTTGGGATTTGATAAGAAATTGCTTCACGAATAACTAAAGGCATTGTTTCTTTATCGTTTTCATGTCCACGAGATGTGAATAAAAATAAATCCATTGCCTGATAAAATTTGTCTACATCTGTTCGTTCGTTCCACCAGGTTAAATTAGGAGGAGTGTTTTGGGCTAATGGTTCCCAATACCATTTAAAATTATCTGCTCGATTTCCTAAACTATGAAATTCTACATCAGGAAATTGTCTAGCATATTCAAAGAATTCCGCTTGATTTTTACGAGATGTGTATAATCCAACGTGTAAAACATGTTTTTTTGCGGGATCTAACTGTAGATTACGCAGTGCCTCTTCACGGTCAGGACGTTCTATGTAATCAATTGGATATTCAACTAATACACTAGGAACGTTAATATCTTTATATTGATTAATCTGCCATTGTGATACAAACATAAATTTATCCGGAAAGAAACGTTTATCTTCTGTGTTATAAGAAGAATCATGTGATGTTTCTACAACAACATAGTTTCTATCTTGTTTGTAAATCTGTTTAGCAATATTTTCATCCATAAAAAATTCGGGAATTTCTTCTAAATGAATAATATTTGGTTGAACATTATTAATAATATCAATAAGTTCTTGTTTATTTTCTCCTAATGTAAAGAATTTATCAGAATCAATAAGATTTACAATTTTATTTTTTGTAACTACAAGAACACCTCCAGTACAATCAACCCATTCTACAAGATATATTTCGTAGGTATCTCTAAGTAATTCTATTTTTTTGGTTAAATATTGTGGGAGTCCGCCTGTTGATAAATGTGGGGCAATAAATAACAATTTTTGCATAACAGTCTATTTCCCATAAATATATACAAAATTACTTAGAGTACCAAGCTATTATTATGAATTAACAAAATAAGCATTGTCTGGTTTGAAGAATAGTGTTGCAGTACCTGCATTGTTTGCTAAGAACCATCCCACTCCTCTTACAACATCGGCTGCTGCTGTTGGTACAGTACCTGTTACGTTTCCTGCTGTTAAACCAACATATGCTGGTTCACCTACTGTAATACCATCAGCAAAATTTGTACTAACTACACCTTCAAGTAATACAGAAATATCTGAGCTTACTCCGGCAGCGGCATTAAGAACAATTCCTAGACAATCTCTAGAAGTACTAGCAGCATCAGCATCAGCTAATCCCCATGTACCTCCATTTTCTAAAGCTACTAATTGTCCTCTACTTAATGCTGTTGATGATAATTGGTTGTCAAGAACAGTTCCTTGATAGTTATATGTTTGGCCTGTATGTGCGACAGCATCTCTTTGAGGTAATAAACTTGTAACACCTGGAAGAATTTGAGAGGTAATTGGTGTACTAGTAACAGCTTCATTTCCTACCATAAGACTACGATATCTCTGGTCATATAGGAATCTTTCACTTTCGGCTGAGATACCTCCGTTAACATCTAATAGTCGAGTTGGGAAATCTGTACCGATACCTAATTCACCTGATCCTGATAGAATCATTTTAGTTCCACCAAAATACCAGAAGAATTTACCAGCTAATGTTGATACTGTTGAACCTGCTGCTCCTACATTCCAAGTATTAGCATTACCTTGTCCATCATAAATAATTTGAGCATATCCTCCAGTATTATCGTTTTCAATTTCTAATGGACTTTCAGAAGTAGAGTTATTTACAATGTGTACTTTTGCAGTAGGACTTGTAGTACCAACACCAAATCTACTATTTGTAATATCAGCATATAGGAACGATACAGATTGTACTGTTGTTGTACTTGTAGTTCTTACAAGATAATCAGGTTGGTTTGTAAATACACCACCACTAATACCTGAAGTACCATTTATTGATTGACCACTTGTACCAGCAACACCTGATGTTCCGTTAGTTCCGTTTTGACCTGAAGTACCGCTGTTTCCACTAACACCGTTATTACCGTTGTTTCCTGAAGTACCGTTAGTTCCACTGGTTCCTGAGTTTCCTGAAACTCCTGAGTTTCCACTATTTCCTGAAGTACCGTTGGTTCCTGAAGTACCTGAGTTTCCTGAGTTACCTGAGTTACCGTTACCTCCGTTATTACCGTTTGAACCTGTTGTACCTGAAGTACCTGAGTTTCCTGAGTTACCTGAGTTTCCGTTATTTCCTGAATTTCCTGAGGTACCGTTTGAACCAGTAGTTCCATTAGTTCCTGAGTTTCCTGAGTTTCCTGAGTTTCCTGAGTTTCCTGAATTTCCTGAGGTACCGTTTGAACCTGAAGTTCCATTAGTTCCTGAGTTTCCTGAGTTACCTGAAGCTCCGTTGTTTCCTGAGTTACCTGAGGTACCGTTTGAACCTGTTGTTCCGTTAGTTCCACTATTTCCACTTACACCTGATGCACCTGCAATACCACTTGTACCTGATGATCCTGAAGTTCCGCTAGTTCCTGATAATCCTGAGTTTCCTGAATTACCATTGTTTCCTGAATTACCTGAAGTACCGTTTGATCCTGTAGTTCCTGAAGTACCTGAATTTCCTGATACTCCTGAGTTTCCACTATTTCCTGAGTTACCTGAAGTACCGTTTGATCCTGTAGTTCCTGAAGTACCTGAGTTTCCTGAGTTTCCGTTAGCTCCGTTGTTACCATTTGAACCTGTAGTTCCTGAAGTACCTGAGTTTCCTGAAACTCCGTTATTTCCTGAATTACCATTAGATCCTGAAGTTCCGCTAGTTCCTGAT